CTTCATATTTGAATATCCCTTGCAACCTAACTTTTTAGCCTTTAGTTTAAGCTGAACTAGATTCAATTTGCTTGGACTGAGTGATTTAATAGGAGATTTAATAGGAGATTTAATAGGAGATTTAATAGGAGATTTATTAGGAGATTTAATAGGGGATTTAACAGGTGATTTATTAGGAGATTTTTTACATGTTTTAATAAACTCAAGAAGCTGAGGTTTCTTCATGTTTGAATAACCCTTGCAACCTAACATTTTAGCCTTTAGTTTAAGTTGAGAAAGAGGCAATTTTGTTGGACTAAGTTTGCCAAGTTGAATAATGTCTTGTATATTAGCTGGAACAGGCAATGAATCCTTTGGAATATAGCTGATATAAATCTGAGTTAAACTTTTTAAAAAGTTTCTCGTTAAATAGTTGAAGAACGAAGCCAAATATCCCATTTTACCATCTTCCTTGATTGATGTAACTAAAAAATTAGCTTTTCTATCTAGGAGAACTTCGTATTCATGGGGGTAACGAGAACACTTTCCAATAAACAAAACCTTGCTTCCAATTGGAATATTAAATATTAGAAGACAACATTTTGTAGTTGTGTTAGTAAACCTTTTACTTATATTTATATTGTAACTTGCAGATATAAATGAGCTATCAGCATTAACATGAGCTCTATCTTGAATCCCTCTGAATAAAGTTAAGGGTTGTGTAGTAGGTTCAACATCACTATACAGATTATCTAAATCATCAACTACTTTACGATCTTCTACTGATAATGGTTTTTTATCCCTAATAGCTCTGTTAATCCGTTTGTTAATTACAGTACCAGTATACTTTACAACTGATTGGAAAACTTCTTTTCCACGGCTCGATACAAAGTCAAAATGTTTTTCAACCATAGAATGATAAAATAACTCGTTGTTTATCATTTATAATAATATCAATTAAAATTTACGAATAATAAATTCTCCCATAATTTTACTATTTCAGGCTTGAATCCTGACATAGACAACCTTTTATCAGGACTAGTCACCGTAATTTCATCACCCACCAATAGTCATATCACTCATCTTAGTTTGTCTATTCATACTTAATAATTGTGAAAACATTTTTTAGTCTAATTGAGGTAGTTTTATAAGAACACTCAACGAGATCGAAGTTGTTACTCGAGGGAAACCAAATGTAATCCTTTTAAGTTACAGTTTAACTTAGTTAGAATCCTGATAATCTTAACTTCGTTTCAGTCTATTAATATTGAAACAATAAGAAAACCTATTTTTCATGACAAATAGAATATGAATTATCAGGTGAAAACGATATTGATAATATGGTAATTGAATTATGAATATGTATATACTTCCAGTTTAATTTGGAGACTTAAGAAGATTAAATATGCATGTATATCTATTTAAAAATAGCTTGCACATAGGTAAATTATGGCTGAAAATATAAGAATTAAAGAATTGAACCTAGATATGATTCCACCCTTTACTAACAAGTTTGAAGACCCTGACTACAAAGGAGGTGTAAAACTTGTTGTTATTGGGAAACCTGGGTGTTTTGCCCCAGGAACAGAAGTATTGATGTTTAATGGAGAAACTAAAAAGGTTGAGGATGTTAAAATTGGTGATGTTTTAATGGGTGATGACAATACTCCAAGAACCGTTCAAGAACTCTACCATGATGAAGAGGAGATGTTCGAAATTAAACCTAATAAGGGGGATTTGTATACTGTAAATTTAAAACACGACTTGGTACTGGAATGTACTGGTTATAATGAGGTCTTAAAAGGGAGTAGGATTATTATTAGTGTTAATGATTATTTACAAAAATCAAAAACTTGGCAGAATCGTTGGAAACTTATTAGGTCATCAGGAATTAGCTGGAATAAAAAAGCAGTTCAAATTGACCCCTATTTTTTAGGGTTATGGTTGGGAGACGGTACAAGTGCATCATGTGAAAGTAAAACAAAAGATAAATTGCTATCCAGTTTTAAATCTTATGGTTTATCAAATAATAAACATATACCATTCGATTATAAAATCAACGATAGAGAAACCAGATTACAGGTTTTAGCAGGATTAATAGATACAGATGGACATTTAAACTGTAATGGTAAAATGTTTGAAATTACACTGAAAAATAAAACATTAGCTGATGATATGGTATTCGTAGCAAGGTCATTAGGTTTTGCAAGTACCATAAAAGAAGGCACTTATTACAGGGTTAATATATATGGTTCAGGATTAAGTAAAATTCCTACCAAAGTTCTAGGAAAGCAATTCAAAGAAGAACACGAAAATAATAAGAATCATCTTGTAACTGGATTCAAGGTTATTCCCAAAGGAGTTGGAGAATACTATGGATTTTCTCTTGATAAAAATCGTTTGTTCCTGTTAAAATCCTGTGATATCGTTAAGAATACAGGTAAATCGACTCTTATCAAAGCACTTTTATATGCAAAAAAACATATATTTCCAGTTGGACTTGCAATGAATGGAACAGAAGATACAAATCACCTATACAAGTCGTTTATGCCCTCTTCTTTTGTCTATAACGAATACAGAGAAGATAAGATTGAAGACTTTGTTAAAAGACAGAAACTAGCTATGCAACATCTACCTAATCCATGGGCAGTCCTCATCATTGATGACTGTACAGAAGACCCAACCATTTTTAATAAACCACTTCAAATTGGACTTTACAAGAAGGGAAGACATTGGAGTTTGATGTATATACTCGCATTACAGTACGCGATGGATATTCGCCCTAATATCAGAACTAGTATTGACGGTGTATTCATCCTACGAGAACCTCTTTTAAAGAACAGGAAAACACTATATGAAAACTATGCAAGTGTCATTCCAGATTTTGAGATGTTTTGTAATTTAATGGACCAACTTACCGATAACTATTCAGCTATGTATATACATAACTTTACTACCAGTAATGTATGGCAAGATTGTGTCTTCTGGTACAAAGCAAAACCGACACCTGATGAATGGAAATTCGGATGTCCTGAATACTGGGAATTTCACGAATCGCGATATAATGAAGACTATACTGAACCTGTAGAATAAATATTTAACTTGAACTTCAACTTAAATATTAAGAATTTAGAACGGAGGTATTCCTGGAATGAGTATCATTATTAACAATATAATTCCAATGTGAAATCGAAGCGAAAAATACATAATCATTAAAATAAATATACTAATAATTGATATTGAAGTCTGTTTGGTTTTGTTTTTAATTTTAAAGTATAAAATTATGCTGGAAATTAAAGATAATGAACATATAATATCAAATGGTAATAAGGTTATCATTTATTAGAAATTAATTTAAATATCTTTATTGAAATAAATGTTTAGAATTGAAGATCAGTTAGATTATAAAAGAGTGAGGTCGGAAGGAAGAGGTCTTACATATTGGAATGCTGGATATTTACAAAATATGCCTATTGCTTCCAATTTAGAATCAGCAACAACTTCAGGAAAATCATTAAAGTATAATGGGACTGAATGGAATAGTGGATATACAAGTGAAATAGGAGGTATACCAATTAATCCTAATTTGTCAGGAATCGACGGACAAGTATTAACTTATAACGGAAGTCAATGGACGAATGAATATCCAAGATATATGAGAAATGTACCAATTAGTGATCAAATGCCTACAACAACTCAAATTTTAGCCTATAATGGAATTTATTGGGCACCTGCTGATCATACAGGCTCTCAAGGACCTGCAGGAACTGTTGCTTTTGGTAATGTTGCAGTAGTAGATAGTATCCTCGGTTCTGATATTTCAGGACAAATAGGCGGAAATGCATTTAAAACAATCGAAGCAGCAATTGATAAAATAGTTAGCAATGTAAGTTCAGGAATCACAATATGGGTTATGCCAGGGACATATGAGTTAACTAATAATTTAACTAATGGTGGTATTACTATTCCTCCTAATACTACATTAAGAGGGGTCACTTTACAAGGCTGTATAATACAAAGAACAAATGTCCTTGCTAACACAACATTAATTACAATGGGTGCAAATTCCAGACTTGAGGATATTACTTTAAACTTAACTTCTGCCTCAAATGTACAACTAAAAGGAGTTTATTTTCCAAACGCAACTTCCACAAGCGCAAAAATTAGAGTATGTTTAATTAATGTAACTTCAACCAGTTCAACATTAAGTAATATTGTATGTGGTATTTTTAGTGACGGAACAACGACAGATCCTGATGTTGTTCTTTCGACAAATGCCGTTCAAAGAACAACCACAAATGTTAAAAGTTCAACATCAGGAGGTGGAATAGTAAGAGGGTGGTATTTTACAGGTCCATTACAATTTTCAATTCGTGATGCAGTTATTTTTGCAAGTGGTACAAATTCAATTGGTGTTGAAACTACAAATGTATCATCTTTTATTATCATTAAAACAGCAACCGTAGCAGGAGGACTATATGATATAAAACAACCAACCGGTTTAACAGTTCAAAATTCAGGGATTCAACTAACTGCTACTGATTTAATAAATGCAAATTCGGATGATAATGGATTTTCAGTCAATATTGAATCTGCAAATTTTGCTTTTTCTATATTTGGAAATTTTGGAAATGCAACTCATTACTTATTTCCCGGAACATCCAATTATAATCAATTATTGGAAGTTCAAGTCGGTGTTCCATTTCCTCAAAATGTAATCATTTTTGGAGGAATGTTATCTGCTGTTGTTCCAACTACTATGAATGGTTCAGCAACAATATACTTATATAACTCAACAAGTTCGACATCATTATCAAATCCTACTGAATTTTCATCTATATCAATTAACGATGCTACTAGGGTTTCTATATTTAATAATAAATCATCGACATTCAAGAAACAAATTAATTATCTACATGTTAAATTAGTTTGTTCAGGTGGTATAGGAACTAGCATTCGAGCATTATTCCTTATGCTATCTTTATACTAATTCAAACTTGAAATTAAATATAATTCAAATAATAAAGAATGAATTACATTTACGGTTCAATTTATATATTGGGAAAGAAGTTATACAACTACTTGTCATCTGTTCCAATCATACGATATGATAAGAATGAAGAAATAGTAAGGCGTGTTGAGGCTGGTTTACCATGGTATTCAAAATATCGATATTTCTTTTCTGAAAGCACAGAGATAATTCCAAACCTGTTTCTCGGGTCATCATTCAATGCTTATAACAAGAACGAACTTGATAAAAAAAACATAAATATCATATTGAACATCACTGATGAAATTGATAATTTTTATGAAGGGAAAAACAATCTAATTTATTACAAATTTCCAATTAGAGATAATAATTTGGATGACATATCAAGCATATTGAATGAGAGTTATAATGTGATTGAACATCATTTAGAACTTGGTGATAGGGTATTGGTTCATTGTTATATGGGAGCTTCTAGGTCGGCCTCGGTTGTGATACATTATATAATGAAGAAGTATGGAGTATCTTATGAACAGACTGTCAATCTTGTAAAAAGAGGAAGACCAGTTGTGAATCTAACTGAAAAGTTTCAAAATACATTGAAAGGGAGTATGTATTGAATATAAATTTATATTGTTTTTCAATATAAATTTGAATTGATTATGATACAAATACTCATATTGGCTCAGAGTTAAATTGTAATAGTTGTATATTTCATCTCCTTATTGTTCAAGTTTGGATAACATTTCTTTAAGAAATCGGCTAAGACTTTACCTGAATTTTTTATTCCTCTATTAGATTGGAACCAAGTTCTAGGTTGATATGAATCGTAGTTATTCACTATTTTTGTTAATGATGGTATTATATCATTTTCGTCTGTAAAGAATTCCCCTGTAATATCAGGAATTACATTATGCCATCCACCAATAATATTATAATTGACTAGTACAGGCATATTATAACACATTGCTTCTGTCATTACTCTTGGTGATGCATCTGAAATATTTGGAACGAAAAGGAACTTACATTTTTGCATTTCTTCTTGAAACTCATTATAAGGTAGAAATGGGAGGACTTTAACTAGACTATTACATTTATTGGTAAATTCACAGTTTTGTCTACCAACAAGTACTCCCTTGAGATTGAATTGACTACACATTACTTCTAAACATTTTTTAGCTAGTTCCCAGTTTCTATTGTATGATTGCCATCCTGGATCGCATTTCTCATTATCAGAGAGACAACAATACATAAAATCATATTCTTTTTCAGTATTTATTTTAAAAGGAATATTATCAGAGTCTTTTAGGTCGGCTTCAGTCATCAATATCATAGGTATATTGGATTGTCTGAGATTATCGGGTATTTTATCTTCTCTAAAACAATGTAACCAGGCGCTTGCCATCTGTGTATAATTATGATTTCTTTCTAGATGGAACTGGTCTTCGAATGGATTATCAATAGGTCCTGGAAATTCAAGATAGCTTGATATACCACAGAATGATAGTCCTTGATTTTTATATTCTTCATATAGTTCTTCATGCTTCGTTTCTCTAAATGGAGCTGAAATAACTATGATATTTAAAGGTTTTTGATTTTCGTCGAAAAGGTTTTTAAAGGGAAAACTTACGATTGGGATGTCGATGTATAGCTCAGTTTCTATTTTGAAAGAGTAATAGATGATGATACTAATAAATAGCAGCATTAGAATCATGCTGATGATGAATATAATTTTATGATTCAATTGAACCATTTGATTTCACTTTATAGTTATAAATATATTTTATCTACGAAAACTATATATTTATAAGACTGAAGTTGTGTAACACAATCTGCTAAATCATCCTTTTTCTTATTTGAATTTAGGTCGGCCATTGTATTTTCGTCTTGTCTATCATTGAATATCTCTGTTGTTTGAACTATGCTCCATTTTTTCCGAGCAGGTTTATCTATTGATTTGTAGCTAATTTTACCATTTTTTAGTTTCTTTTCAAGTTTAGGAGCTCCAAGAATTTGAGTCTTGTAATAGGCTGGAAATTCAACGAGTTGTTTAAATCTGCCATATCTGAAAGCAAAGTAAGACCAACAGTGTTGAGCTAGTTTAACGGCCATCGTATTGTTCTTTTTACCAAAGGACATTTGTTTTTCGATGATGATAGTATGACAATTGTCCCAGTAGGTTCCGTGTTGGTCTAGCAAGTCTATCATATTGTGATATACTTCAGTATCAAGATATGCTCCTTTTTTACAGTTTTTAGTCAAGTCATTGTTTTTGAATAAAATTGTTTTTCCGTTTGTCCATACTTGTTTTAATATATTTTTAAAATCTTGAGTTGGTGTACCGTTTAAATGATATCTATTTTCTTTTGATATATTTTGAATTGATAATAATGACTCGTTATCAATTTCTTCAATATAGAAAGCAAAGTTCTTTTTACCAATATCGATACTGCAAATGTGGTTCATATTCTGTTCCTTAAACTCTCATTTTTAATTTATAAATAAGCTTATTTAAAGTAAATGATTGAAGTTGAATTAACACCGTATTCTACTAGGCAGATAACAGGAGTAAATATCAAGATTCAAGAGATTAATTTTAATGAGTCTGCTACGTTTAGGGTTGAATTGATAAATGGTAAGACTCTTATTGATATTCAATTCGTTGAGATTAAAGGTGAAAACTATAGTAAATGGAATGGAGATGATGATTATATCCTCGATTTTATAATTGTACAGCTTGGGTTTTTGAGAAAGGGAGAGAGAAAGGTATACAGAGAACCGATATCAGAAGAAGAGTATCTTGAGTTAGAAGACGAGATTACATCATATAAAACAGATAATAACGAACTCAAAATCAGACTTGAAGATGAACTTTTGAAGGGTAAAATATTAAAAAAGAATATGGAAGAAATTTTGAGTCAAAACAATATGTTAACTGAAAAATTGAGTGTTATTACTTTTGAGAAAAACAATCTGAAGTTTCAGTTTGAAAGTGTAAATACGAAGTATGATGAGATAACACGTTTGTCAGACGATAAGAAGAG